ATTGTGCGCGGCGAAGACGCGAAGTCAGCGTTTTCAGACGCTGTTAGAGATGCTGTTTGCGGCCCTGACGCGTCCCAAGAACAAATTGATGATACCATTGAAGATCTATTCAACAGCCTAGGCTCAAATGGCCAGGAATTCGGAAATAGACAAAAAATATTAACATTTGCAGAAGATTTGTCGGCTTCTGTTACGGCAAACGAATTAAAAGAAGCTTTCTTGGGCCGCCCTTCCGATACTTATACTAGGGTTGTAGAAAGCCTTCTAGATTTTGAACATCCTGAACTCCGCCGAGCACTTCCGAACGGCCGCGCAATTAACAAGTTCTTTGGAAATGTGGGTAATTTGTTTCCTGAAGAATTTAAACAAAAATTGGAGGACTCTCTGGATAGTTTTGATGACATAGAGATGCCCGCCAACCCTAGTCTTTGTGCAACCCAGCGTGACATTGATAACTTTAAAGATTTGAGGTGCCAACTTCTTGAGGGAAGAGCCACCAAAGAACAGTGTGATTCAATGTACGATCGATATCGTGGGCGCCTAGAGGCTGCCCTTGGAGAGGTTGCAGATTTGGCCGCAAAAGGGCCAGCCGGCGCCATAGAAGATCACATGCCCCCATTAATATCGGATCCCGGCTGCAACAACGGGCTATTACCGTTTGAAAGTGATGAGGCAATTGAGGATATGGCAGGAGGTCTTGAGGGCGAAATGGATGCATTAAAAGTTAGTTTTTCAGAAGATATGATAGGAAACGGAGGATTGTTCGGAGGCGATTCAGATTGGGGAATGATCAACATGATCTTATCAGATACGAAAGGGAAGCCCCTCACAACACACCATAGATTAGCTTACAATAATAGTGATTATGTGGGTTTTTACAATGATTGGGCGCCATCAGAAGACGGGGCCAATTTCTGGATCACACCTCGTGTCGCTCCGATCTATAATCAAGAGGGGGCGTATCCCACAAAAGTTGCAGGCTGGCTGCAGCAATGCCTGAATGGCTCTGCCGGCGATGTACCTCTTATTAATTCAGAGTATAGCTTTAATAACACTCCTCGCGGCTCGCGCCGGTCTAGTGCCAATTTTGAACAGTTAAATGTTGGAGATGGATTCTTCACCGATCTTGGGACTGAATTGCTGAGTCTTCCAGATAGAGGATACAACGTGGACACCAGAGTAAACATGGACAAGAAAAAGGTGGACTTTGTACGAGCCGCCCGCAAAGATAGTCCAGATATTCAGATGCAGTTTAGAGATAATGCCCGGGGCATGCGCGATAAGGACCAATCTGAATATTCCTATGGTTTTAATCTCAATCTTTATTTATCGGATATAGTCGAATCAGTTGATTTAGATGGAAACGATACAGGAGTCTTCAGGAACCGACCCGATGATAATGCCAGAGTATATATCACAAACATATTCAACGATAAAGCAAAAGTTGCTCAAAATATGTCTCAATATGAAAAACCAGAGGATGATGGAGCAAAGAAGACCGCCGACTCCAATTCTGATTTATCAGAAAACAAAGATCGATATATGGAATTTTTAACGGTAGATGATAGTCTTGAAAATATTGATCTAGAAAAGTATCCAAAACTTATGGATTCATTCGCAGTAAAGAAAGACTATATTCCACAAGTTGCCGCCTTTGCAGATTTGACCGGCATGACCCCAGAAAGCCTAGAAGGCTTTTATGAATCGATGATGGTGGGGTTTCTTGAAAAAGTTGCGCAAGAAGTAGCATCTAATGAAAATGCGTTTAGCTATGGCGCTCAGTTTGATACCTTAACACCGGCAGATTTGGAATATGTTGTTGATTCTGGTCAGACTGAATCTGCCGGTGGAACCCCCTACGGAGACGCAAAGATCATAGACATTGATGATGGGGGCCATAGAAATATCAGGAATGATGACATGATATTGGGAATGAGTCGCATGGAGTACAATGAAAAATACGCCAGCGGCGAGCCCAATAGGGTGACATATTTAGATCCAGCGACATTTGGAGGAACATATAACAATCCGGGGATTTATGTTAAGCCGTTTCAAAATATAGGGTGGCTCGGGTTTGTTGATGTACTATTCCCAGAATTAAGCCCGTGTAAGCCCACAAGGACCGATTTAGTTGATTTTGGTCAGATTCAAAATAGAATTAGCACCGCCTATCCCAATCTTCCAGAAGACGAGAGATTGCAGCAAGATCCAGAATGCGTGATGGAATTACCATACAATAGAATACTTCACAGGGCTGCTGTATCTGGTATTGATGGGTTAATATCTGCTGCTTGTAGAATATATGCTAGCACACATTTTATTAAGGCCATGGCCACCTTTACTACATTTAGCCCTGATTTTGACAATGTGTATAGCAATATATTTGCACAATATATTGTGGAAAATATGGAAAAGCGCTTCAAAGAGGCTAACACGACTGGCCCGGGCTGGGAGTGGATGACCGCGTTTAAGGACACGGAGTTCTGGTATTCATTTTTAGAGCAGTCGGTACAAAATTATGGCCGCCGCGTCGATAGTGGCGATATACCGAACCCACCCCCTCATGTTCTAAGGGCGCTAACGAGCCTGACAACGCTTAGTACCGAAGCCGCCATGGCGATAGGTGGAGAAGACACAAGTAGTCTTAATGATATGCAGGAGGAGTTTGCGGAAGACTATCCTTATAGAGAAGATTGGTCCGAGGCGCGAGAACGGAAAGAAATAGGGTTTTTTGAAACGTTAGAGAATTATCGCATGGAACAAAATCTTGTTGCCATTAAGAAAACGGAAGAAAAGGCAAAACTAGTCCTGAAAGAAACAGTGCTTGAAGAACTTCGATATATGGGCAAAAAGTTTGTTAAGAATCTAGAGGGAATTCAAATGTCTCCAAAGTATTTTGATTTAGATTGGTACTTGTTGCAACACATGACACAAGGCCAAACACTAGATTTAGATAAGGAGATTAAAGAAGAGGCGATAGACCTACCAACATCTGGTGACAGTCACTATACATATGGAGATGAATTTTCCAACACTGATGACAACACAGAATATGTTGGATATTATCACGTGTATATTGACGAGGATGGCGATACGATATATATGGCTGGCGAACAACACTCAGTCCTCGATCACATAACTTTGCGCCCGCTGGCCAAGAGAATGAAAGTCCCGATTGGCGACATTGATGAATATAACATGCGAGAATATACGTGGGATTCAAGTACACCATTTGTAGTTGAAAAATATATAAGTATTAATGGCGATAAATACGATCCCACCACTGCTCTATCGGTCATAAAAAGTAACCCAGGCGCGGACAACATATCAGATCACTACCCGGGAACAATGGAATTGATCATAGATCCAGATAATTCAAAAATTGCGGGAGTTAAGGGCGAGCTAGGAGTCAGATATGGGCTTCAATTCTCTTTTTATGATGGTGTTATAAAATCAACGATCACAACAGTGGAAATAGATGCATTAGATTCTACAATTGCAAATATAGCACCACTAGAAGCAGATTCTAAATTGTTGTATTGTTTGATTAAAATGCTAAAAGAAGATGAAAGGTTTAGGCTTTTGTCTCGATACGCTTTTCCTCTTAATAAACTTGTTTCGATGGTGGCGATTTATAATGATATGGGCTTTTTACCGTCCATAGGGGAAATTACGGTAGGAACCAATCAATCTGCTGGTGTGGGTACCGGGATCGGAACAAAGCCTGGTATGGCCGCTGATGTAACAGTAAATGACGATGGAACGATTAGTGTAGACTATGCAGGTTCTCGTGATGGTTGGCAAAGCAACCGAGATCGAACATCAGATGACAGGTGGTTTGTTTTAGAATTCGACGATTGGGATAAAACATTATTAAGAAATTCAACTTCAAGAATAAAGAAACTTTTTAAAGGGTATTATACGTCTCGTAAATTTGAGCCCCCCGATGATCTAGAGGGCGCCGGCGCTATTTGGCTTGCTGGTGCAATGGCTAGCATCAAGGGTGCCTTTTCAGTTAAGGCGTTTTTACCGTGGTATCGGCGCGGCAGTCTTAGGACTAATCCGTACAATGCAAATGATGAACTATGCAAAAAGAAAGATTAGATATATTTATAGTGAGGTAAAAATATATGGCTTCGTTAAGTATTGCGCTGCCGCTCAGAATTGATTCTGGTGACGGCTTCAAAATGAACAAGCGTTTTAAGTCGCTAATTCAACAAAATTTAAAGATGTTATTGTTGACGTCCCCGGGCGAGCGAGTGATGGAGCCAAATTTTGGAGTTGGGATTAGAAATTACTTGTTTTCAAATGTTTCCGAAGATATTAACATGCAAATAGAAACAAAAATACGTGAGCAGATTCGCATATACATGCCGGCCGTCAAGGTATCAAGTGTGTTGTTTGATTCATCTCAAATAGAGAGTTATAGGCTGGGTATAATGTTGGTATATTCTATTCCCAAACTTGGCCTTAAAGATTTAATAGAAATTACTATTTAAAAGTGAGGAAGTTTTAATGGCCGATGATCAAAAAAAGATAGTTCCTATAGATTATACCCATAGAGAATTCAGCAGTATCCGACAGGATTTAATGGAGTTGGCTGAAAGGCTTTATCCAGATACGTTTCAAGATTTTAGCGAAGCGTCTTTTGGAGCAATGATGATTGATTCTGTTGCATACATAGGCGATCAACTATCGTTTTATTTAGATTATAATGTTAATGAGTCGTTTCTCGACACCGCATATCAATATGAAAATGTATTGAGGCATGGCCGTGTTTTAGGATATAAAGAGCCAGCAAATGCTTCGACGTTTGGACAAGTTGCCTTATATCTGCTGATACCGGCCTCCACTACGGCTTTGGGCCCTGATACGGATTATATACCAACTTTAAAGAAAGGCGCCCGCTTTACATCCGAAACCGGTTTAAGTTTTGTTTTAACTGAAAATATCGACTTTTCAGACGCTAAATATCCTATGATTGTTGCCAGGACTGATCCAACAAATGGCGCCCCCACTTTTTTTGCAATTAAAGCATATGGAAATGTTGTATCTGGATATTATTCGTATGAAGAAATTGCCGTCGGCCCATATGAAAGATTTAAAAGAATAAGGTTATCATCTCCCAATGTGGTTGAGATTATATCAATAATAGATTCGGAAGGTAATGAATATTTTGAAGTAGATTATCTGTCTCAAGATTTAGTTTATAAAGAAATATCAAACAACAATTATAAAAACGACAATGTGCCGTCTATTTTAAAACCATATTTGGTATCAAGAAAGTTTGTTGTAGACATAAATAGAAACGGTGTTGCGCTACAATTTGGAAGCGGAAAGGCTGGAGATTCTAACGTCGTCGCCAGCCCGCAAACAGTTGCAATGGAGCTTTTTGGAAAAGATTATGTTACCGATACCACATTTGATCCAACAAGACTATCAAAGAATGAGACCTTTGGTATAGTTCCAGCCAACACAACGTTGAGGGTTGTTTATAGAGTAACCAATTCTCTCACTTCAAATGTTGCCGTGGGCGCTTTAAATGGTGTTTCTTCGGCTAATTTGGAGTTTAGTAATAGACCTGATTTGGCTGCTAGCTCAATTAACACGATTAGAGGTTCTTTAGAGGTTTTGAATGAGACCCCAATCGTAGGAGATGTGCGCTCCTTAACCAGCAATGAGATAAAAAGACGAATATACGACACATTCCCAACACAAAATCGAGCCGTCACAAAAGCCGATTACGAAAGTCTTGCCCAGAGGATGCCTCCTAAGTTCGGCTCGATTAAGAGAGTTAGCGCCCAACAAGACCCTGACGCGCGCAAACGAAACATTAATTTGTATGTGATGTCAGAAGACTCTTTTGGCAAACTTTCCAAAACAAATCCAACTATTAAAAACAACCTCAAAAGTTGGCTAAACCGACATCGCATGATGAATGATAGTATCGATATACTTGATCCATACATAATAAATTTAGGAATAGAATTTATTGTAAGACCTGCGGCAAACGTTGATAAGTATGATCTTTTAGAAAGAGCAGTCGAAGGCTTAAAAGAAAAATATGACACCCCTCTTTATATTGGCGAACCGCTATTCATCAGTGATATTTATGAAACATTAAAAAAAGTTAGAGGAGTGCTTGATGTTGTAAAAGTTAAAATTGTTAATATGGATGGTTCAGCATATTCAAGTGTGTTACTAGAGATTAATGAAAATCTATCACCAGATGGAAGTCATCTGGTTGTTCCAAAAAATGCAGTTGTAGAAATAAAATATCCGGACACAGACATTCGAGGGAAGGTTAGATAATGGGCATCAAAAAATATGTAGCCAACGCAGATAACACCATTACAAATGCTTTTAAATCTAATCTAAGCACACGCGCCACCGGCGCCAATGCCGGCGCCGCTGACATATTAGAAACATTTTCCATCTACGGAAGACAAGCGACTAGTTCTGCGGAGATATCAAGGATCTTAGTCAAATTTCCAGTAACAGACATCACGACTGATCGCACCAATGGAGTCATACCGGCTTCGGGTAGCGTTAGCTTTTATTTGCGATTATTCAACGCCCCTCACTCTAAAACGGTTCCATCGGGCAGCTTTACAATTGTGGCAGAACCAATCTCGGCGGATTGGGAAGAGGGCTTTGGTCTGGATCTTGAGGAATACAAAGATGTTACCAACGGGAACAAGGGCTCAAACTGGATCGCCAGAAAGGGCGAAGGATTACAAGAAATCACCAAGGTGACCTTCTCTTCTGACACTTTAGCAGATTATGGCGCCGGAGCCGGCGCCAATTACATAAAAGTATATAACATCAAAAAAAGATTCAACTTGTGGTTCAACGACGGCTCTGGGGACTCTGCCCCATCGGTAGATGGTTCGGAAGTGGAAGTAGACATAAGTTCCACCAGCGCAG